CAGCATCAGCTTGATGGTGAGGTCGTTTGTGGTGTCGTCGTTTATGTATCGGCCTTCAGTCGCGCCAGGGCTAATGAATACACCGCCGATGGCGTCCACACGGCGGCAAAACACAATTGGGATGGGCTCGCCGATAACAATGGCCCTTTGCGGCACTGACAGCGGGTTCTGCCCTGTGGCGGCACCTTCGGATAATGGCGGCGCGACAAGCCCCGTCTGGTACTGCACCAGGCTTAGCGGGGGTGGCAGTGCGATGTTGGAGGTGCTGATGCTCATAGCCGCAGCGGCGCTCCAATGAGCGTATTGGTGAACTTGCGGGGTGGCACTTGAGCGCCGACTGGGGCCAAACTTGAGCCTAGCTCGATTGTCAACAGTGTAAACGTACCGCTAACGCCGATCACCTCGCCGACGATGTTGCCAATCAGCAGCTGCCCAGCTTGCGGCTGGCTTTGGCTGAGTGCTGTAGGAAATTCATAAAACCGTACTTCACACAGCCAGTTATTGCTGAGTGCATCTGAGAACAGGTTGACCGCTTCGGTGGTAGCCGGCACTTCAATGCTGCTGCCGGTTTGGGTGCCAGTGGTGCCACCGATGAAGCCGTCAGTGACGAATGGGTAGTAAGCCCAGGACTGGCTGTCCCATGTGACGGTTTGATTGACGTAGTAGTTCTGCCAGCGTTTGTAGGTGGTGGCGCCGCTGTAGACGCGTAGGTATTGTGATTGGCCGCGATTTGCCATCAGCGGATACCTGCGTAGCGACGACCGCCGGCACTGCGGTTATTGCCCATCATTGTATTGACCACCTGCTGCATGGCGCTCTCGAGATCGCCCAAGCTTACGTACCTTTGGCTGTCTTGCTGCATTACTGGTCCTGTAGTGATGTTGATAGGGCCGGCATAACCGCTTTCAGATCCTGCGCCAGCAGCGTTGCGTGCGCCAGGCAGATAGGTCATCTCAGGTTCGGGATTGGTGCCAACTGTAAAAGTCCGGACTGTTTCTTTACGTCCTTGCTCGTTTACGCGCTCTGCGTAGTAACCGGCTTTTGTGGGGTCTGTTTGTTTGCTAAATACGCTCCAGGCAGAGGCGGCCCTTACACTGGCGTCTCCGAATGCCTGCGCGGCACTGGTCGCGCTGAGCATTTCTGAACGAAGTTTTGCGGCGTTTACGGCTGCCTTGTACACAGCATCGGCAGCTTTCCACTGGACGTCACCGATCTGTTTAGCTGTGTTCAGGTTGTCCGCTGCTATCCGCAGTGCTGACCGCTGGCTGGCAAGTGCTTCGTAGTGGGCGTTGTTAACCACACCCTGCGCACGAGCTATGTTTACAACAGCTTCAAGTTCTTTGTACTTAAGGAGAACTGTGTTGTAGGCAGCATCAGCTCGTGCCAGTTCGGCTCTGATGTTGGCTCTAGTTGCTTCTAGAACAACCTTTGCGTTTTGAACTTCTAAGTCGTAGATGCGTTCGATGATGGCGGCACGGCGGTCTGTAGCGACATTGCGCTCCAGTTCCCGTTCCAGGGACTGGATTTCAATGTTGTTTATAGTTTGAGTTGCTTGGCTTATTGCGTTGAGGAGTGAAGCGCGATTATTGAGTGCGTTTACTTGTTGTTCTATGTTGCGTGTTGCATCTGCTGTAGATCGTGCATAAGATTCAGCGTAGGCATTGACGACTGCTTGGCGACGCTGAATTTCAATAAGGTAATTATTTTGTTCCAGCTGCAGATCCGCGATCATGCCTTCTGCTGCAGCATGTAACTGCGCAGTCGCCAGTTTTGCGCGGGCGCTGTGAACTTGCTCAACATCAGCTTCGTTTTGACGATATTTAGTTTCTGTGATTGTGAGTTCGTTTGCTGCTTGCTGCACAGAAGCCTGTAAAGATGCGACAGCAGCTTGGTATTCTACCTGTGCCTGTCCTTTACGCAATTCTGAAATCTTATTGACTATACCTACTTGTTGATTTAGTGATAATGCAAATTCTTTTTCTGCTTCTAGTCGAGCGGTTGCGATTTGCAATCTACGGGATTCAGTTGAATATAACGTCTGTGCAGATTGACTCTGATTTTCTTGAATAGTTTGCTGAGCCTGCAGCTTGGCGATAGCCTCATTGTCAAGTAGCTTTCGACGAGCTTTTTCTGCTGTAATGCCTGCTTCTTGTAGTTTTTGTGCTGCTGTGGCTTCTGCGGTTTGAATCTTTAAATTAAGCTGCTGTGCAGTAAGTCTGCTTCCTTCGGCGTAAATCTGTCGAATCTCGTTTTCCTTGTCGGCTTGGATTTGGACGGCTTTGGAGCGGAAGTCGGCTTCGATCTGGCTTGCACGGGCAATGCGATTTGTTCCTTCAAGTCGAGCACGTTCAATATCGAGTAACTGTTTCTTGAGTTGTACGTTACGTACACCAGCGTCAATTTCAGCCTCTGCAGCGGCCCGCAATGCTTCTGTCTCTTCGCTAGTTGCTTTAGTGAGTTCTCGTACACGGTCCAAGGCTTTTTGACCGCCAACGAGCTTGATTGCCCATTCGGTTATGCCTTTGATTAGTTGCCCCACGCCAGAGACAACGACGTTAAGGCCTTTGGCTATGAGCCCTACGATGTTTAGTGCGCCGGCTAATGCCGCAACAAAGGGACCAGAGATATTTGCCAGTAAAGAGTTTACTGGCGACATCATGCTGTCAAAAGCTTTTTTCAGTAGATTTGAGGCATCCGCTGCGTCGGCTGTGCTACTACCCAGAGCGCCTGTTTGAGCGGCAACTTCTTTAGTAGCCATTGCGCGAGCTTGCTCGTACTTACCGGCTTCCAGTAGTAAACGATTCTGGTTCTCAAATTCGGCTGTTACAAATATTGTTGTTTCGCGTAGTTTTGTGGCATCGAGACTGCTCAGGGCTTTACCGACTTCTTGCGTGGCGCGAATTGCTTCCCCGAAGATCTGGTCCAGCTTTTGGCCGACAGCGGATGCGGCAATACTGAGTGCCATGCCTAGCGAACCGCCCATGGTACCGCCAATAAAACCACCCACAGCACCGCCTACCGCTGCCCCAGGACCGCCACCAAAAAGTAAGGGAAAAGAGCCACCAATAAGAGCATCGGCAACGCCAGGTGCTCTAAGTCCTGTGGGCGCCGCTGGAGCGGGACGGCGAAAAGGTATTCCGTTAGGGGGCAGTGCTGGACCTTGGACAGGAGGAGGCTCTGGCCCCAATTGCCCTCCGCGTCCTAAAGATATTTCTACACCTCTAATAGCGTCTTCTAGTTGTCTAAACTCTGGGCTTGTACGTCTTACAATGCGTTGTAGGTCTAGCAGCTCACTTTGATAAGCTTCTAGTGCCGCAACACTGTTGGGTATCTGGTTTCGTTGCGCTATAAGTTCTTGGACTAAAGTACCACCTCCTACTGTGCGCCCTTGAGCACCTCCGAAAGACAGTTCATTTGCAAGAACGGTTAGACGTTCACGTCCCAGAGAATTGGCTGCTACAGCAGCTTGTTGAGCCGCGACAGTGAACTCTTGAAATTGAGCAGTCGCCACATCGCTATTGTCTGCGACGCGTTTGAAAGCACTAGCTAACGCTGTTGTGTTGGCAATCGTACGGTTACTTGTTGTTCCAAATGCACGTACAGCTACCTCACTGTTGATAAAACTGTTTTTTAGGCTATTGAGTTCGCGCGTTGCTGCTCCAAATCGATCGGCTAGTTCACCTCTACCTGCAATTCTGTTTACATTTAGGGGGCGTGTATTTATATCACGTACTAACCTTTCTAGTTCTTGTATACGATTAAGTACCCCATCAACCATGCCCGTGCCGGTTACACGTACATTGATAGAGGCGTCGTAACTTGCCACCGGGCTTACATTGCTGGGCTGTAGAAAGTCTACTCTGCTAAAAAGCCGCCGGGTTAGCGGCGGCGTTTGGCTTTTTCCATGGCCCTGCGTTCCTGCTCGGCACAGACGTTCAAGTAAGCGTTCCAGCCAAGTAGTTCGGTGTCTGTCATGCGGGAGCGAAGTTCGCTCAGCGTCATGCCGAGTTCCTTGGCCACGTAAAACTGGAGGAAGA